GCACCAATGAACACTGCACTGACCAGTATTAACAGAATGAAGGATGACGCCGTGAGGCTCTCGCCGTGGTTAGGCTGCACACCATGAATGACGTCCTGCCCTGAAAAAAGGTACATCGCTAGTCCGTAGCCCGGTAAAAGCAGAAGTAGCGCAAGAGAGAAGCCAAAAACACCCATACCGTTGTTTCCGATAATTGGTATTTCGGGGCCGTAATACCAAATAGGCGGGTGGGCAGCCCTGAGCCCGCCAGCATTGGTTGCTGTGGCGCTAGCAGATTTTTGATGATTCATCTGGCCGTCTCGAAGGAGTGCAGCGCAGACGTTAGCACTATTACTGGACAGTCTGGAACGGATCACAGGGCTTTCTCATCGCGCTCTGCCCTTCGACTACTCACGTCACCCCGCAATAACCATACTGGTTTGCCTACTCGCTCTCATCCTGGGTTAGCCCAACGTTGATGGCTGGGCTTGTGGTGGCCAGGCCGGGCATGAGTTACGCGTGGTTACGGTGCAGGTGCCGGCAACTCCTGGCACCACTTGATGGAACGCAACGCTTCCTCGCCAGGCACAAGCGCGTAGCGCGAGTAAAACATTGTTCCACTGAAACGACGGCCATCCGTGTAGTCAGAGGTGCTAAGTTGATCGGCGATGTAATACACCTTTCCATTTTCGACGGTGATATCGAAACGCTGGTTAACCATACCGCTGATGATGGGTGGCGAGGTGGAGGTGACGCTGTGCTTGCCGGCAGGAATACCGGCCTTGAAAAAACTACCGGAAGGCAAGCTGCCGATGGCGCGGCCATCGACCTCAATGGTCGGGGCCACACCGCTACCGATGCTGGCCGAGGTGCGATAGAAGTACACCGTGGCCTCATCCGCACGGGGTTCAGCCGGTGATGTGAAGAACGGTTGACCTTTGAGGTCCGGACCGCTGATGCAGCCGGTCAGTGAGGCCAGGGCTGCGAACAGGCCGACCCAGAGTAGCGTACAGCGCTTCATAGCATGGAACTCCTTGAACTTGGATCAACGGCCGTCGGGTTGGATGACTGTCACCGCTACCGAATTCAGATCTTGCACAGCCCTTTACCGAAGTCAGTGGCATCAGAACTCGGCCAAGGCGCAAAACCGCTCTTCGGCGTCAGATTCACGATGTTGCGGTCCTTGAGCATCGGGTACTTACGCTTGAGCGCCTGCACCGTGTCCTCGGCGTTGTTCACGTTGGACAGGCAAAAGCGCAGGGCATCGGCGCGCAGATCGCCGATATAGAGAGTTTCCCCGGCCTTCACAGAGAAAACCGCAGGCACAGGGCGCGGCATCGATTTTCCTGAGTAATACACGTAATGCCACTGCGTGTACTCATACTCGCCAGGCGGCACTTCATACATGAAGTAATGGCCCAACAAAGAGGGTGATGGCTGATCATCTTCATTGCCCAGCGTCGTCAGCCGTATTGCGGTACCGGGTGCTCCCTGTTGGTCGATTTCAACCACCAGCCCATGGGGCTGCATCATCGGAAAGCTCTCACCAATCGAACCCATGATGATCGCCTTACTCGGGTCCGGTGCGTGCCTGCCGTCGTAGCGTGACGTAGCGCACCCGGACAGAAGGGCCGCGCAAAGTGCGCCCGTAACCCAGACAAGACGTTTACTGCTGACTTTCCCTAGCATTGGTCTTTTTTCCGATCAGTAATCTTGCAGTTTGTAGATCCCAGCCGAGCGAACCGAAAACGCATACATAGTCCCATGTTGCCGGCTCGTTCGAGCCTATTGTCCGCCAAGAAAAAGCCGTGTCGGTAATGGATAGGTTGTATGCCTGGATAATCGCCCAGCGTGACGCTGTGCCCGAAGGTTGGGCTATCAGCAGGGCGTTCGATTGTAACTTAAAACCCTGGGCAGGACTGTCCTTCTAACTCGATAACAGCGCCGTCCACATTGACAACAACTGGGCTGAGAACCGGATTGACCGTGGGCTGTTGGGCGCTCGAACTGGCTGTGTGAATCGCCCCGGATTTTTAAACACACCTTGCAATCTCATCCAGGGTTTCGCATCGCCCGCAGAAACCAGGTCGAACGTGCCGGTAAGGGTGTGAATCTGCTCAAGCAATGCCACAACTTGCGGTGACAAAGGAACGAAGTTTACGTCCCCCGCCATTTTCGTTCCCCGTGTTTAGTGGCGTACGTCCTGAAGCTCGGGTCGCGTATCCGGGATCTCCCACAACCCGCGTTTGAGGTCGAACTCGCACCGGCGGGAGAAACGCAATTCACTGGATCGAACAAACACACGTAACGACAACATAAGCGTCAGCCGGGTCAGCTCTCCTTCGGTTTTGGTTTTGGTTTTGGCTTTGCGTTTGTGTTCTACAGGGTCTATGCCATCTGCGCGCATCAGCTAGTCCAATTACGGGCTAGCTACCGAGGGAGGTCAGCCCTTCCCGGTTATCTGGCTTTACATACCTGAGGCGCCAGTCTTTACGGCCATTGGGCTGGACAAGCAAGTACAGACCGTCACCGTCGAGCAGCTTGTAGGGACGCCCCCTAGGCTTGGCTAAGCGGCAGGCAGAATCAGTAAGCGGAGCAGTTGTGCGCGACATAAGGGTACTCTCCTTAATCGAACCAATTACTACCCCTAACATCACCCCTAAAACGGCTTGATTTCAGCAAACCGGACCAGCAACCGACAGAATGCAAAAACTAAAAAACCCGCCAGAAGGCAGGTTTTTCAAGGCTTCCACGGAACTCGAAAGCTCTCAGTGGAATGTAAGATGGTGCCCGAAGCCGGAATCGAACCGGCACGCCCTTACGAGCGGGGGATTTTAAGTCCCGGGCCGAAATCAAGCGGGCTGCGGCTTGCACTCTATTTTCCGGTCCGCAATCCATTAATTTTACGCCTAATTTACCTCAATGTATTCAGATAGTTATAGTTCGTTGCGGCCCATTTACTTGGCATAAAATTGCTTTTTCGTTCTCGCGAACAGGACAATCAATTCTGGCGCTTCTTGCACCGATATGCCGATGGTGCATACCCTCCCCGGCGTCATGCCAGCCGAACCTAAACCAACCCCAAGCCCCACTGCTAAGCTGTTCACACCACCGGAGGAACGCCGACGCTCAACTCAGACCTGCTCCCATCCCTACTATCCAAGCTTTACGAAAACCAGTTGGCCCTCGAAGCCTCCATCATGGAACTATCGAACTGGGTCGAGCAGCGCGGCTCCGTCGATGTAGCTGAAAACGTGCGAGGCGCACTGGACACCCTCAGTCACAATGAGGAATTCATCAAGCTCACGTTGGCGGCGTTAATGTCGCCAGAGTGATGCCTTACAGCTCGTCGCCTCGAATCGCATCAGTGGCAAAGCTCGATTACTGTATACCCATACAGTAAAATAAGCAGTCACTCACATGCCCCCTACAGAACTCAAAAAGGAATGGCTCTCGAAATGGCGGAGAATCCTCGACGACAACGCGTCCCGAATCAATAACCCCGAAGCTCATCGAATGATGTGCCGTTGGGAGACTCGTGACATGTTGGAGGCAGGGGTCATTGACGAGATGGAAAAATTTGAGATGGATGAGCTGGCCGACGCGGCTTACTGGCATGCCGTTGAAGAGCTGGTCACGACGCCCGCTGGGTACACGTATGGCGGTTACTATGACGTCATTCAACGAGGGACGGCGGAGTGCGTCGGTTACATCCGAAGCAACACTTATTACTCAGCCATCGGCTCAGGTGCTGATGGGTTTGATGGAAAGGTATTTCGCGATAAGAATGACCTGCGTTTGGTTTTCCGCAACGACAACCAGACTTGGCCGATAAATGGGTTGGTGCTTACTGCGCCATCTGGAGAGCTATACGATCTGGTGCAGACGGCTCAATTTATCTATGGGCAGGTCTACCCAGTCATCTGCGATACCGACACCTATCGTGCGCTGGTAGATTGCGCACAGGTTGCCTTGGAATGCCGCGATTTTGAGAGCTATCGAAAGGCCCGCCCCCTACTCCTCTCTGCCCAGTTCACCAAGTGCGATGCCTGCCTGGACCGATTCGGACAGCGCGAGGATTGCAGCAACTGCGCAGGTAACGGCTTTGTCAGTACAGCTGGCACTCAGCCGACGTCGTCCGCATAACCAGCGACGGCCTCCTCGACCAGCTCGCGCCATTCTCCGCTGTCGATCACGCCTCGCTCCAACATGTTGTCGGCCAGTGCGAGGCGCGTTTCATAGCGATACTCAGGGCCGCCTGCCGTGAATTCGGCGTCATTGAGCAGCGCATGCCACGCTTCCATCTCGTTGACCTGCTGTATATCAGTTGTCATGACGAATCTCCGGTGCCGGTGTCTACAGTGTAGAGATCGGCCGGCGCGCGGCTGTTCATCAAGCCCGACGAGAGGAGACAGTTATGTGCGGACGCCTTTCACAGTACAGCGGCATTCATGACTTTGTCGCGGCCCTAAGCATGCCGAACGCCATGGTCAACTCAGTTGGCGAGCTGCCCCTGGAGCGATACAACGTCGCCCCCACCACCCAGGTCGCCGTGCTCCACGTACAGGGCGAACTCCTTTTGGCTGATCCGGTGCGCTGGGGATGGAGACCGCACTGGGCAACGGATCGCGCCGCGCCGATCAATGCCCGCGTCGAGAAAGTCGCCCACGGCCCGTTCTTCCGGGCAATCTGGCCGCACCGTGCAATCACACCAATCAATAACTGGTTTGAATGGGTCGATGAAGGCGGGCAGAAGAAACAGCCCTATCTGATCCGACGGCGCGACGGGGCGCCGATCTACTGCGCCGCTATTGGCCAGCTACCCAACGCTAACGAAGGCCCAGGTGAGCATGACGGATTTGTGATCATCACTGCCGACAGCGCAGGCGGCATGGTGGACATCCATGACCGGCGGCCCGTGGTGCTGAATCCCGAACTGGCTCGCGAATGGTTGGACCCGGCCACCCCCAAGGAGCGCGCCGAGCAGATGGTGCTCCATCAGGGCGAGCCGGCCGAGGTGTTCGAGTGGTACAAGGTCGACACAGCCGTGGGCAATGTGCGCAACAAAGGCGAGACGCTGATAACGCAAATTGGAGGTGTCAGCTGAAAATCCACATGACAAAAATTACGGCACTGATCCAACAGACCGTGAGAAGGATTGAGAGGCCCGCCAGTTGCTTGTCCATAAGGCACTGTCATTTTTGAGAACAAAAAGAATGGCCTCGATTTTTCGAATACGCAACGATGTCTAATAGCCATTATTGCGTGATGGTCCTTACGTATGCCTGGCATGCCCGTAAAGCAATCAGTCCTTGGTCCCCGTCACCGGTGATGGCGAGAATTCGTTGAGCATGCGCTGGGTCAAGTTGGGCTCGACGGGCTGCATGAACCACGCCGACGGCGCCGGGGGTGGAAGGCACATTGCAGCCACTGGCTGGATCCTCGGCAAGGAGGACTGACAGCCGGACATCAGCAGTAGCAAGCTGGTCACGCAGGCGAGCCTGGTTGCGCTGGGCATCGGATAATTCCTTGATGTGTTGTTGGTCCTGGGTGGCGAGCTGCTGCTCGGTTGCCAGGCGCTTGTCCTGCTCGGCTCGGGCCTGGGCGGCAGCGGCATTGCTGATCGCAGCCAGCTCCTTCTCAAACTGCCCGGCCTGCTCAGCCAGCTTTTCGCCCATTCGCCAGTCCTGCACCTGCCAGGTCACGCCCGCGGCGCCGGCCATCAGCACCAGGATGATCAGCACCAGGCCGGCCAGCTTCTGCACCGGCGTCATGCCAGCACCTTCAGTGCCTTGTCGTACAGCGCCTGGCGATCGTCTTGGCCGGTGAGCCCGCCGTTGATGCGCCTGGTGATCTTCGCAAAGTCCTTTTGGTCTGCCAGGGTGTTCAGCCCACGGGTTGACCAGAACCAGGCCGCCGACATCGCCGCGTGCTGGGGCAGCTCGAGCAGCTCCGGCGTGTTGATCAGGTCCAGGCCCAGGGCTTCACCGCACGCGGCATAGTTCGCCCGCCCAGTGATCTGGATCAGCCCGCGCCCCCGGTACTTCGAGCCGTCACCCTTGACGGTGTTGCCCAGGTCGGCGCGGCCTTCGTACGTGAGCTGCTGCGCCGTTGGCCCCCAGATCTCGCGCACATAGCGCAACTGGCCGGACTCATGCCCAACCTGAGCGATGAACGCAGCGGCGCGGGCCGTGCCAACGATCCCGTAACGGTTCATGGCCGTATTCAGGGCGGGAATGAAAACGCCGGCATTGCGGCCGGCGTTCGGGAGTATCTGCAGCAACTGCTGCTCGGTGATCGGCATACCTTTCTCCAGGAAAAAAAATACCCGCTCAGGGCGGGTGGTGGCGGCTCGTCGGTCTCAGGCGTCCAGCGCCTGGGCACTCGCCGGTAGCGGAAAGCGCGCCTTGATCGCTGCAACCGATGCGAGCCATGCGCTGTAGTCAGGCTCAAGCCCCTGGCTCAGGGCGTCGTAGTCTGCCTCCAGTCGCAAGGGATCAGACTCTGAAAGGTAGGCTGTCCGGCGATTACTTAGCACGGCATCAAGATCGATTTGGGCTTTATCGGCCAGCAATTGATCTGCGGTCTTCATCTTGCTGAAATCAATATTCATTTGGGTAGACTCACGTTGCCATCAGGCGGGCTGACTATGTCGAGGGGGAAGTTGGCAGCGTCAGTGGCCTGTGGGCCGCACGGCAGCAGAAGCGTGATGATGAGTTCGCCGTTGAGTCGGGTGACATCGCCTACAACGAAGTCGCAATCTACTGCCGAGCCCGGCAGCACCGCCCCTTCTGGAAGTGCGCGAAAGTCGAAGCGCTCTCCGTTGATTGTTAAAACATCACTGCGTTTGCTCAAAACAAGAACATCATCACGTCGCTGCGGACATAACTTTATGATCATTGGAACCACCTGCCGATTGATACATATGAGATCATGTAGCTTTGAGTTACATCCACCTTCAACTGCGTGTAGCCACCACTGCCCGAGGTTGCCACTGAGCTTAACCTTGTAATGTTCACGTTATCGTTGCTTAAAGGGAATTCCATGGTTGTTGTCATGCTCGGTTTCGACGAGAAAACCGCAGGAAAATTGTAAGCAGCAACAGCAGTAACATTGGCCGTTGCAGCCACGGATATTGCGGTACGCCAACAGATCATAGTTCCATCAGCGAGCTTGGTATATTCGCCGTTTGAGTTAGAGCCACGTTCGATTATCGATCCCGTCGGCGTGCCGCCAGATTGAGACACGGTTCCAACCATCGCGGCAGCAGCTAACTTAGCCGCCATACCGGTGGTGTTCCCATTACCACCTTTTTCCACTGGCAGAATATCGTAGTTACCCGTGGTGCCCAGCGCAGCGAGCTTTGTGCCAAATTGATTGACCAGGGCGTTAAAAGCATCCGACAGCATCTTGTCGTAGCCCTGCACCGGCATGATAGCGTATGCGGCGCCACTGACGGTCGCGCCTTTATAGGCAGGTAGGATTGAGATCACTGTAGCGCTTGCGATATTGGCAACTTCATAGGTTGCGCCATCGGGGCCGACGAACGAATCTCCAACCCTTGAGGATGCAGCGAAATCAACACCGGCGCCTGTGACTGTGGTGCTGCCGTTTTGAACAGACACTGTTCCGACTCTTTGCCAAACCATACTTTTCTCCAGGCAATAAAAAACCGCGCGCGGCGGATATGAGGTTATATTCGTACTTGGAGCGATTATGAAATCGGCTTAGCAAAAACTATAGGCGTATAGTAAGCGGTTGATATATCAACACCAACAACTTGCATAACCAGTCTATTATTACCATATTCCCACACCGCGTATTGATTCCCCTGCCGCGATGTTAGGCCGGCAACATCCATTGCAACATTGTTGATAAGCATGTAATCCCCGGCATCCAGTGGGCTATATGCTGTCCAGCTAAGTTTAGAAACACCTTGCCCTGTTGGAGAAGACCCTAAATATGTCCAACTTGTAAGCGTTCTTGTAAATTGAGCGCAGGCGGTACCATGATCAAATATCACTTTTGAACTACCATCCCAAAGCCTTAATCCAAAATTTGCGGTTTCCTTGGATTGGAATGCAGCACAAAACCAACTGCCTGAGTTAAATACCCCAGCTATCCCTGCGAATGAAAAACCAGTCCAAGCTCCAGCACTTCCTGATATTTTACAAAAACACAAAGTATTAGATTGTGCAGGCCTGACAAATACAAGGGGCGGCTCTTGTGTGGTAATTGCAAATGGAAATACAACGCTTGCCCCACCACTACCACTGTAGGAACCCCGAGCCAACGCTACCAATCTCGAAAACTCCGAGTCTAAAACAACTACGTCGTTATTATTTGTGAAAAGTAATCCATAAGGCATTTATCTATACCTCATAACCATCAACCTCTGCGCCCTAAGCACCCCCATAGGTGCACCCTCAGGAGCCCCAGGATGCCCAAAATAAATCACCACCCCGCCGCTGGTAACTATAGGTGTGTATTGAATATTTCTTGTGTCTTGAGCGTCTGTGCCATAGTTATCTACTGGCATACACACAGCTGAGTGAGTAGAAGGATCAACCCCACTTACTGGGATAAACCTTGTCCTGGCCTCACCCGAGGCACGCTGTACAAGTGCCGAATAAACAACCCTTACTGTGAACGAGTTCTCATCTAGCTCTAGATTGCCTGTAGCACTCCAAATCCTAATGCCAGAACTCATTCGGTCAGATCTCCAATTTGGACGCGCTTGACGTTGTTCACGTCCCAGAACCGCATCGATCTGTTCGTCATCATGGATCGCCCTTGACCAGGGACAATCCCGTTGATTTCGAACGTTCCGTCTTTCTTGAGAATCCACCCCTGCTGACCGGCAATGTAGTTGGTAGAGCTGATGTACTCACCGATCTTGGCATTGGTGATCGTTCCATCCTGGATAAATGCCGATGCGACGAAGGTCTGCCCGCCAGACACCGAGAACGGCGAAACGGGCACGCCGTTCGCCAGGTTCAGCAGCATGAACGTGTCGGCCCGCACAACGAACTGCGACGAAACTCCGGACGGATCGACCTGAAGGCCCAGGCCGAACGATGCGGCGTACTTCTGGCCGCCAGCAGTGGTCTCCATCTTCACCGACCAGAGGGTTTGCAACTGCCCGTTGGTGTTGGCCAGCGCGCTGGCGGTCTCCTGAATGGCCGACGTATTCTGGCCAACCGTTGCTTGCAGTTGCGTGGTCTTGGTCGCCTCGGCCTCGATATCAGACGCTCTTACCTTGGCCTCTTCGACAATTGCGGCAGTGTTGGCCCACCCCTTCAATGCATCGGCCTTTGCCCCGCTCCCGCCGTCATCACGTGTCGAAGCACGTAAAGCGTTCGTAGTGCTGGCCTGAGCCGTGACTACACCATCGAGCCTGGTGATATCGGTGGTGTTGGTGGTTACCTGCTGCGCCAGCCCGTTTGCCGTTTCCACGGACTGACCAACGTCCAGCCAGTAAGTGGCGTTTGGCGGAGGGTTGTTGGCCGGTACATCCACCTTCGCTTGGTAGATGCGATCCGCCTCCACCACCATCTGCCCTTTGAGGTACACCTGGGTTGGGACATAGCCGCCCAGGGCGTCGAGATCGTCGATCTGATCCTGCAGGCCGTCCAACTCGCTGATCAGGTCCTGGCCAAGCTCAGTCTTGCTGATCTTGCCAGCAAGCATCCCCAGGATCGGTCCAGCATCCGAGCTGGCCTGGCCCATCACTCCGTTCGCCACTGGATAGAACGGCCCGACGTTGCCGGTCCGGTCCACCAGGCGAGCCCAGAAGAACAGGGTTGCGCCAGCCAACAACTGCTGCATGCGATAATCCGCCTGCGGATACGCCAGGTCGGCCAGCTTGGTAGCGGCGCCCAGGTCGTTCGCAGGGCCATACCACAGCTCGGTGCGCTGGGTGTCCTCCGCACCAGGTGGGAAACCCCACTTGATGCTGATCCCGAACAGTTCGCTGGTGGTGGTAAGCGACGACACCGCCGGCGGCAGGCCGGTCTTGCCTTCAAGGTTGGTCAGGCTGGAGTTTTTCCAGATCGACGAGATTTCGAAGGCACTCACCGCACGCACCCGCGCCAAGTAGGCGCCGGAGTAGATGCCGGTGACGTCGACACTCGTAGAGCCCGTCCGCTGCACCTTGATCCAGTTGCCGCTGTCCTTGCGCCACTCCACGTCATAAGCGACCGCGCCGGCGACGGCAGGCCACGAGATGTTCATGGTGCTGATCGCCAGGCCCTGATCGATGGAAACGTTCGAAGTAATGGTCACGCTTTCTGGTGGCGGAACCACGGTGATTGGAATCACGCTGATCGGGCGTTCTTCCAGCCGCGCGCCGGTGTCTATGCTCGGGAACTTGCTTGGCTCGTACTGCAAGGCGCTGATGTCGTAATCGCCCTCCGGCGTGCGCGCGGTCCGCATCACCCGATAAAGAGGAATGGCCAGGTCATCGGCGTCGATTGCCCACTGAAGCTCTGCGGCAGGCGCCTCGCTGTAGGCAACCGTTACGGTCACATTGCGGCCGCTCACGCTTTCCACTGTT